GATTAGGATTTATTGTGGAACTGTGCAATCTTCAACTAGGGATACACTACTGCATGAAATACTACATGCCGCATGGGCTCTCTTGTATATACAGTCAAAGGACGAGGAAGAGAAAATCGTCTCTAGACTATCCACATTGCTTATAGGTTTTTTTGATGATCCGAGAAACTTAAAAGTTAAAACCTTTATTTTGGGTCATCGAAAGGAAAAATCATGAATCGTTTTTTTTCAACGGCGTTGCTTACCGTCCTTATTTTTCACACTTCGGTATTGTACTCTCAAAACAAGGTAGCACAACACCTTCAAGATATTAGTGTGACGATTAAAGCTGGAAATTCCGAGGGTTCCGGAGTTATTATCTCTAGAGAGGTGCCGACAGCCAAGGACTCCAAAGATAAGATTAGGGTTAATTTTGTATGGACATGCGCACATGTGGTGGATGGCCTGAGATCAACACGCACGGTTATCGATGGACAAGGGAAAAACAAGACAGTTATCGAATTTAAAGACGCTCAAGTTGTAAAGGAGTTGGTGGAAAGCGGCAGAAAGGTTGGCGAACTTAAAATGGACGCCAAGGTCATTTTGTATTCCGACGCTACGGACGGAGAAGATTTGGCGTTATTGCTGGTAAGGAAGGTGGGATTCGTAGACCAGAATACGGAATTCTTTTTGGAGGATAAAAACATAGATATTGGTGAGCCTCTCCTGCATGTGGGTTCCCTGCTCGGTCAAGCTGGAGCAAATTCCATGACAAATGGAATAATGTCGCAAGTTGGCAGAGTTCTGAATATTGGTTCTGGAGACGGTACTGTGTTTGATCAGACAACGGTTACTGCCTTTCCGGGCTCATCTGGGGGCGGCGTTTTTATGACCGATGGCAAGTATGTAGGGATGCTTGTGCGAGGGTCTGGTGAAACTTTCAATCTTATTGTTCCCGTTCGACGAATGACTAAATGGGCTAAAAAAAGAGACATAGAGTGGGCCATCGACGCTACAAAGCCTGTTCCCACCATCGCAGATATCAAAAAGATCGGGCCTGAAGATGCAGAGCTAGATCATAAATCAGGTGACCCAGTCTTGAAATCCCTGTTTCCATTTTTAATTCGGACGGTAGAAAAGTCAAGGGTTGAACAACTAAATGATTAACGATGCGAGTAAAATAGAAGACGCTTGGCTCGGTATAGAGGTTGATGGGTCCAAGCTATTTAACCCCATGTTATTTGTTCTGGGGGCGGATGACAGGGACGATATGCTGGAGCGGATAGCTTGGCTTATGATGAGGCCGGAGTATTTCTCTTTCGTGTGTAAGTATGTATTAAATGTTGATCTTCTGCCATTTCAGTCTCTCATACTATACGAATTGTGGAACCGAAAGTTTCCGATGCTTATCGGTTCCCGTGGTATGGGAAAGTCTTTTATACTGTCTGTCTACCCGCTTCTACGCGCCCTGTTCATGCCTCAACGTAAAATTATTGTAGTTGGTGCAGCGTTTAGGCAGTCTAAGGTTTTGTTCGAGTATATGGATACGATATGGAAAAATGCACCAATATTAAGAGATTTATGCGGTACGAACAGTGGCCCCCGAAGGGATGTGGATCGATGCGTGATGCATATCAACCAAAGTACGATAACGTGTCTCCCTCTAGGAGATGGATCTAAAATTAGAGGACAACGGGCACATGATATTATAGCCGACGAGTTTCCGTCTATTCCGCGAGAGATATTTGAAACTGTTGTTGCCGGTTTCGCGGCAGTGGCGGCATCCCCCGCAGAAAAGGTTAAAGCTAAAGCAAGGGCTAAGATGGCTAATAAGCTTGGAGCTGTGTTCTCGCCAGATTCTCAGGTGTTTGCGGAAAAGTCTAACCAGATTATTCTCAGTGGAACGGCGTATTATGACTTCAATCATTTCGCGGCTTACTGGAAAGAATATAAAAGAATAGTGAACAGCGGAGGGAGCATTCGTAGGCTTGAAGAGGTTTTTGGAGGAGAGGTTCCCCCCGAATTTGACTGGACTCAGTATTCTGTAATTCGTATGCCCGTAGATACCCTTCCGGACGGGTTCATGGATGACGGGCAAATTGCCAGAGCTAAGGCCACAATCCATTCTGGGATATACAATATGGAATACGGGGCCTGTTTTACTACGGATAGTCAGGGGTTTTTCAAGCGGAGCTTGCTGGAAGCCTGTACTACGTCCATAAATAAACCCATAGTGTTCCCGTCCGGGGAAGTATGCTTTGAGTCCGCGCTAAAAGGGTCTTCCGAGCGGAGGTATGTATTTGGGGTGGACCCGGCTTCTGAGGTGGACAATTTTAGTATTGTAGTTCTGGAGGTTTACGAAGATCACAGGAGAATCGTACATTGCTGGACCACTAATCGACAACAGCATAAAGACAAACTAAGGTCAAAGATTGTAGACGAGGACGATTTTTATTCATACTGTGCGAAAAAGATCAGACAGCTTATGAGAGTATTTCCTTGTTCTGAGATAGCTATGGATGCTCAGGGAGGAGGCATTGCCGTAATGGAAGCCTTGCATGATAAAGATAAAATTCCCGAAGGAGAGGTTCCAATATGGCCCGTGATAGATGAAGACAAGGCCAAAGACACAGATGACCATTCGGGACTGCACATATTACAGCTTTGCCAGTTTGCAAGAGCTGATTGGTTGGCGGGAGCTAATCACGGATTAAGAAAGGACTTTGAAGATAAGGTTGTTTTGTTTCCGTTTTTTGATACCGCTAGTATTGGCCTATCTATTGAGCATGACAAGGTTTCTGGTAGAAAGTACGACACCCTTGAGGATTGCATCATGGAGATTGAAGAACTCAAGGATGAGCTATCTATGATAGTAATGACACAGACATCTGCGGGTCGCGAGAGGTGGGATACTCCCGAAGTTAAGTTAGCGGCGGGGAAAAAGAGCAGACGCCGAAAGGACCGTTATTCATCCCTGATTATGGCAAACATGTCTGCCAGAAGTATATCTTTTGAACGGGGCATTTCGACCTTTGAGACAATTGGAGGCTTTGCACAAACGGACGCCAATTCCCGGTTTAAAAATGAGAAACTTTATCATGGACCCGCTTGGTTTACGGAAAAAGTCCAAGATGTTTATTAATTTGTGTATAGTAGTATTGACAATCGCATTTGCAATACCATTGATAGGAGAACAGTAGAGATGTCTAAATCGCCGCTTTACAGAACGTGGGATAGTGACTCGCAAAAGCAGGAGGCTTATACCCTTACCGCCGACGCAATAGATGCTTATGACGGTATCCAAAGGTCCGCTGGCAGAAGTAGCTATATAGATATTGAGCCCAACAGATCCGTAAGAAACGGCTTTCTCCGGGAAGATTATGACAGCTTTCGTCCCGGCGAATCGGTGTCCAATAAGCAGAAAAAAATCATAAAGATGAGTATGCAGGCTTATGATAGGGTTGGCATTATTCGGAATGTTATCGATCTTATGAGCGACTTTGCCTCACAGGGTCTTACGCTGGTGCATCCCAATAGGACCATAGAAAAATTCTACCGAAAATGGTTCATTCAGGTTGGTGGCGTTGATAGATCTGAGAGATTTCTTAATTATCTTTACCGTTGTGGGAATGTTGTTGTCAAGAGGCGTACAGCTAAACTAAACCAAAAAAAGGAACGGGAGTTAAAGCGTTCTGGAGGTGCCGACCTAGAGATTAAGGATCTAAAGGTTCCGAGACGTGAAATTCCTTGGACTTACGACTTTTTAAATCCTCTTGCGGTTGATGTTAAGGATTACGGTGGTCAGGCGATTGGGAAACCGGAGTTCACGCTCAACCTTTCTAAGTATACTTCTGAGTCTTTAATCAATAGCTCGACTACTAACAAGACTATTTTTAAAACGCTGCCTCTAGATTTGCAGCAAAGATTAAAAAATGGTGATAGAACCATTCCCCTTGATATGGATAAGGTGGGATTTTTTCACTACAAAAAGGACGACTGGTTGTTGTGGGCCAATCCCATGATATATGCGATCCTTGATGACATCATGATGCTTGAAAAGATGAAGTTGGCAGACTTGGCCGCGCTCGACGGGGCGATTTCTAACGTTCGACTTTGGACCGTTGGCGATCTGGATCACAAAATTATCCCGACGAAGGCCGCCATTAATAAGTTACGCGATATTCTGGCGAGCAATGTTGGGGGCGGCACTATGGACTTGGTTTGGGGTCCAGAGCTTAAGTTCTCCGAAAGTCAGTCTCAGGTTTACAAGTTTTTAGGGGCGGAAAAATATCAGCCGGTCCTTACTAGTATTTATGCCGGATTAGGTATTCCTCCAACGTTGACCGGCGCAACTACCAGCGGCGGATATACCAACAATTACGTCTCTTTAAAGACCCTTATCGAAAGGCTGGAATATGGCAGAGAAATCTTGGCTCAGTTCTGGCGACACGAGATCGAGCTGATTAGAAAGGCTATGGGTTTTAGGTTTCCGGCGGAGATTCATTTTG